GCTGACGGATTCGAATTGACTGCTAGTAACTTTAGTGCTACTGAGTCCGAACCGTGGTTAGTTATGGCTAACGCTGTAGGTGGTGGAGAATCTGTGGGTATTCCTTTGGAAATAACATTCCCTCAGTCTGATGCAACTGGTTCTGCTACTATTAGCGGTTCTGCACAGGCTACAGGTTCTGATACCGTAAGCATAACACTTAACTTTACTAACAATGTTTCTAACAGTTCTTTAACGGACTCTTCAGAAACGTTTATACTTAATCCTGGACAACAGATTAACTACACCAATACACTAACTCCTTCGAGGGGTAGGTTTATGAATGCAGGTGATCTCACTATAACTGAATCTAGCGGTGTTGTGGCCTTTTCGGCTTCTGATGCTGGTGGAGGTAGTATTAATATGTCCACGTCTGTTACAGCTCCTTCTAGTAACGTAACTATTCCTGTTACATTATCTGGAAGTGTATCTGAAGAGCCTTATGTAGCTACTGTTAACCTTACTGAGGATTTACCTCAAGGTATGGTGAAGCAGAATACATTGTCTCAAAGATTTGGAGCTACAGATTCTAATGTTGTATTTTCTGTGACTGTTACTCCGACGGAGGGACGTACTGAGTACGCTTCGGGAACTACTTTTACGATAGTGAATGGAACTGGATCGAATTATACTTATGCCAATGGCGAAGTAACGTTTGATCTTACCGTACCACTACCAACGTTCTCATCATCATTTCCTATTGGAAACGTGTCTATAGGCTCTAGTATAACGGGTATTGCACCTAGTTATAATGGTAATTATGGTCTAGTTCCAACTAGTAATTTGGTGAAGTGGTCTCAAGGAGGTAACACTACTACGGCTTCAGTGACATTTGGAGTTGTAAGTACACCCGTGCCTGGAAGGTGGGCTGTTCAGTCTACATCTTCTGGAGTTACATCTGCTACAATAAGTAGTGATCGTAGTACTCTTACGGTTGTGAGGCCTAGAACTGCAGGTACTTATAATGGTTTACCATTCTTTAGCACGCCTACAAGTACAGTAACATTAGTGCATCAAGATGACTCTAGTGTGACGGCTACTATAACTATAGTCCACAAGATACCTACGTTAGCTAATGACGCTAACAACGTATACAGTAATGGACTGGAGAGTATAGACGTCAACATAGGGGGCTCTGCTGGAAGTACAGCAGGGGTTTTGTATATAACTTAATTTAATTAATATGGCAATAAAGATAGGAGGCGTAGAGCCAACGAACATAACGTTTAATGGACAGCAAGCCAACTATGCAACTCTAAATGGCACAGTAGTGTGGCAAAGAGTATCTGCCGTAGCATTTACCGTAGCGGACACTGGGGCATCATTCTCAGTGTCTACTACTACGGTATCTTGGACACCGCCTAGCGTAGGAACGCTGGTAGGAAGTCCTACATACTCTAACGGTCAAAATCTTGGAACTGTATCGTCTAATACGAACAGAACTCAGACTTTTACGGTCACCGTACCCAACGACCCAACATTATGGACTAACGCTAATCAGAATGTAACTTTCTCATTAAGCGATATTCAAGAGTTTACCCTGACCACGTTTACATTTGCTGACGGGTATGTGTCTAATTCTTTCTCGGTTAATAGCAATGGGGTTCCTAGCGCTACTCTCCAGAACGGAGCAAGCAACTTAGCGTTCAGCATAAGCTCTTATGACATAAGTTGTACTTCAATAACAAGAAGTGGAGTTGTTTCATTTACAGTTCCTAGTGGATACGCAAACAGCAATGCTACATTAAGTAGTACTGAATCTACTACGCAACCTGGATACGGACAGCCAGCTACGGCTGCTACAATGTCCGAAATTACAGGAAGCCTAACTAATATACCTGAAGGCGGCGGAAGCGGAACACATGACATACAAGTAACTACTCCTGCTGGAGTTGGAGAATGGAATGTAGTATATGGTGGAACAGGTATAACACCTTCTACTAGAAGTGGATGTGGAGATAGATCAAGCTTATCTTGGACTGTTTCTGCTAACACGGGTAACGCAAGAAGCGGAACTATAACTCTATACTATGGAAGTTCACAGATAGTGGTTCTAGACACCCTTACGTGGAGTCAAGACGCTGTCACTGTTACGTCTTATCCTCAATATGGATACAAGACAGGTACTTCTAGCTCCAACGTTTGTAATGGAATAGGTTCTGGTGTGCTACTTTATACAGCTACAACTGGAGCCCCTATAGCCAATAATTCGGCCATATACACTGACTCTAACCTTACAGTAGCAGCCTCTGCAGGATACTACTCAAATGGATCTGAGGTAGGATATTGGAATGGAGTGAACTGGAGTCAACAAGGACTCTGCGGAATATAATGATAACGCCCTCTCTTCGGAGGGGGCTTAATATAACAGATATGAAAAGATCACCTAGAAAACAATACATTAAGGGTACTGATGCTGAGAGACAAAAGATGCTGCTAGATGCTGCTGAATATGTTTCCGCATACGACCCTACTCGTAAACAATTCCTGACATGGTTTCTGGAAAAGTTTCCTAACATCTCTAGCGAAAGACAAGCTTCTGAATACTGGAAGAAGGCTTGGCAGAAGTGTACGGAAGTACGAGAAGATCAGATTAAGGATAGACGTACTAAACGTATTATCCAACTAGAACACCAATATCAAGCGCTTAAGGGAGATGATCCTAAGGGAGCTGCTCAGATATTAATGATGATAGCTAAGCTAGAAGGACTAGAAGTTAGAGCTCAAGATAGAGAGGCTAACGATAAGTTTGAAGCTGATAAGCCTATCTTTACAGTATACAAAGATAAGAAAGATAAAACCGCATAATTATGGGATGGCAGCCAACAACTTGCTTCGAAAAGATACTTGACCTTGAGAAAAGGATTAAAGCTATCTATGGAGGCTCATCGTCTGGAAAGACGTTTAACGTACTAGCAAAACTGTATCAAGATGCAGTAGACAATCCTGGAGAGAGGATTACTATTGCTTCGAATACATTAGCTAACTTGAAGAAGGGGGCTGTTCGTGATTTGCGTAACATATTATTATCAAGAGACGCTTGGAAACCAGAATGCTGGAAGAAGAGTGAATCTATATATGAATTAAAGAATGGTTCGATAATTGAATTTATTGGACTAGAAGATGAAACCAAAGCAAGGGGGCCTCGTCGTGAGCGTTTGTTTATTGACGAAGCCAACCGTGTATCATTTGAAGTTTATACGCAGCTAGAGAGACGTACAGAGACTGAGGTAATATTATCTTGGAATCCAAGTGGGCCTTTCTGGTATAACGACTACATAATGGACGATGTTATACACGACCAATTAGTAGTTAACTTTAAGGATAACGAAGCTCTTAGTGAAGTACAATTACAATACTTCCATGACCTAGAAAAGCAATCTACACGTTCTGATTATATGATGAACGAATGGAAAGTATATGGTCTTGGAGAATGGGGACAGGTGCACGGTGCTTGTATAAAGGACTACAAGGTTATTGAAGGTAATCCAGAAGATGGATTTAGAAAAGACGGTAAAGCATTTGAAGGTTTTCAATTGTGTGGTATCGGACTTGACTTTGGTAACGTAGACCCTAACGCAGCCGTAGCACTGTATAGGAACGATTCTCAGGAGTTTATTGTTGATGAGCTACTATATGAGCCCGATTTAGAAATATCGGACATCTACGACGCTCTGAGTGAGTATGACGCTATGATATACGCTGACTACAACTTTCCTCAGACGATTAGAGAGTTAAGAAGTAAAGGATTAAGTATCCTAAAGTGTAAGAAGGGGCCTGACAGTATTAAGCGTGGTATTGACTTAGTTAATGAGACGCCACTGTACATTACTGAGAGATCTAAGAACTTATTGAATGAGTTCCTTACATACAGATACAAACAAGATAAAGACGGAAACTTAATGGAGAATAAATATGAAGGGCCTGATCACTTAGTGGACAGCCTTAGATATGTTCTCGGTAGGTTTACTGGAAAACGAACTGTAAAAATTTATTAAAATGGCAAGTATATTTGATTACTTTAAAGGCAGACAAAAGCCTAAGAAGGGAGCTCTAGAGTTTGGTGATCGCCAGTCTAGACTATTCCTTGAACGTATTGGCTCTGTTAACCATTACGATGCTGATCTACAGACATACATAGAGAAGGGATACCAAAAGAATCCTGTAGTTTATTCTATCGTCAACATGATCGCTAAAAACGTAGCTAAGGCTAAATGGTGTGCCTACAATAGCAAAGGTGAGAAGATTAATTCTCCACTGCTAGCTCAACTTATGTACAAGCCTAATCCGCTACAGAAGTGGGGTGACTTAACAGAAGCTGCTGCAACTCATTACTTATTAGAGGGTAACTCTTTTATTACTGGTGAATACGGATCTGGTATAAACAAGAATAAGTACAACACATTGTATATGCTACCTACTACTGAGATACAAGTTATCTCTGGTAACGGTAGAAACATTTCTGGATTCTTAATGGACACTGAAACAAGTGCTAACGAGATTCCTGCAAGTGACGTAATGTGGATGAGAGCCGCTAACCCTGATTACCAACAGTCGGACAACTGGCTATTTGGACAATCTCCATTTAGAGCTGCATTAGAATCTATACAGATATATAATGACGCTAAAGCGAGTTTGTTATGGTATCAGCAAAACAAAGGTGCTCAGAAGATTCTTATTAATAAGGATAACGAAATCGAGTTCTCACCTGAAGCATTAGATCAACTAAAGAACAAGCTACGTAAGCAAGCACAAGGTAACAACAATACTGGTAACATTCCAATCATTGATGCTAACCTAGACGCTATTGACGTATCTAGTGGATTAGAGGCACTTATGTTGTTCGAACAACTTGAGCAATCAGCTCAGGATATATGTAACGTACTTAACTTCCCATCGCAGTTAATAGGACTGAAAGATTCTACGTATCAGAATGGTAAGGAAGCAAGGTTAGCTTTGTGGGAAAACTGCGTTACACCTATGTTGGAGGAACTTAAGAATGGTCTTAATGCTTGGCTTGCACCTCAGTTTGGTGACATATGGTTAGACTATGATCTATCTCATATCGATGCTATTCAGGAAGGTAAGTTACTTAGATTCCAAGCTATCAAAGAAGCGGCTGGTATGGTTACGATTAACGAGGCCAGAGCTATGGCTAATATGCCTAATATCGCTAAGATCGGAGACTTCAAAGGAGACGATATGTACCTAGGGTTTACTCAGGCTGTAGTCAAAGATGAAGACGAGATAAGTGACATGAACGGACAGGCAGAAAAGAATAAAGAACCTAAAAAAGACGATAAAAAATGATAGAATTTAAAACATTTTCCGTCAAAGGTACATTAAACGTAGAAGGTGAAATCACTGGATACGGAGCTATCTTTGACAACGTTGACCGTGGAGGTGACGTAATCAAAAAGGGCGCATTCAATAAGACTATCTCTGAGAACGGAGGTAGTGTTATCATGGTAGCTAATCACGACCAGAATAAGCCTATTGGAAGAGTAACTGAAATGAAGGAAGATGATACTGGATTATTGTTTAAAGGATACCTATCTAAAACTGACCGTGCTCAAGAGTACAAGCAGCTCATGAAGGATGGTGTCGTAGACTCATTCTCTATTGGCTATGCTGTAGTGAAAGCGGATAACAATAACCATGGTGGTAGAGACTTGAGTGAGGTCAAATTATTTGAGATCTCTCCTGTAGCTATCCCTATGAATCCAGAAGCTAAACTTCTCGAAGTTAAAAATATGAGTGAAGATGACAACCGTGAGGAAGTTATCGAGCGCTTTGAAATGCTTGCCAAGAATATTGGCGATAAAAAGATGAAGCTTCAAAATGAGGCTGAATTATTAAAACTAGCTGAACTTTATAAGTCTGTCACTCAGCCGTTGGAAACCGACACTGAGCCGACTAAGGAGGATGAAGTAAATGCTAACCTTGAATTTCTTAACGCCTTAAATGAGGCACTAACTAAAAATTAATTATTTATTATGGAAAACTTAAATCCACAAGACGTAGTTTCTAACTTAGAAGCTAAAGCTGTTGAAACTGCTAACGCAGCTATCGAAGCTAAATCTGTAGACTTTACTGCTGAATTAGAAGCTAAGTCTGCTCAATTAACTGAAGCTATTGAAGGGAAAGTAGATACTGCTGCTCTTGAACTAGTACAAAAATCAATCGATGACCTTGCAAGTGAGGTTAAAAACTTTAACACAAAATCAACTGAAACAATGCCAACAAACGAATTTAAATCTTGGTTAGACGCTTCTGCTAAAGAAGTAATGGAATCTAAAAATGCTACTGCTACTTTCGAAGTAAAGAATGCTTCTACTGTATCTTTATCTGCTGCTGCTGCTGCATCTACTCCTTCTAGAGAAGATCGTCAAGACGCTATCGAATTTAACCCTCACCAATTAACTGCTGCTAAATACTTATCAGCTAAAACTGGAACTGGTACTTCTTACCGTTTCTCTTCTGCTGGAGCTGCAACTGACAACTCTGGAGGAAAACTTAAAGGTGCTGCTTTCGGAAAGACTTCTCTTTCTGTTGCTGATCAACAAACTCCTTATATCACAATGGGTCACATCTTAACTGTGCCACGTGAAGAGTTAGCTGATACTACAAACCTTGAGAACTACTTCCGTGAAGACATGAGAGGTTACTTAATTGACACTATCAATGGTCAAATCTTAAATGGTGCTGGTGGTGCTGATGCTCTTAAAGGTATCGAATCTTGGAAAGCTCCAAGTGATCAAGCTGGTTTCGAATCTTTCTTCGGATCTCTAGCTGATTCTTACGGTACTGCTGCTAACGAAATCGACGTAATCAACGCTGCTGTTGCTTCTTTCAAAGGAATCAACTTCACTGGTGAGAAGGTTGTATTTGTTAACCCAGCTTTAATCGCTAAGTTACAAGGTATCAAAGGTACTGACGGACACTACCAATTACAATCTACTGTAGACGCTACTGGAAAAGTACGTTCTTTCTTAGGTGGAGCTGAATTGATCGAAGTTCCTGCAGTTGCTGCTGGTGAGTTCTACATCTTTGACCGTTCTGAGGTTAAGTTTGTAACTCGTGAAGGTATGAAAATGGAGATGGGTTATACTGGTGATGACTGGGAAAGAAACAATGTATCTTTAAAGATATATGGTCGTTTCGCTCTAGTTGTTGGTAAGCCTGATGCTATCCAAAACGGAACTTTCGCTAACGCTATCCTTGCGTTAAACGCTTAATATTAATTGATATATGCTCCCTCTTCGGAGGGGGCTATATTATAAACCTCCCCTGGTAGGACTAAAACCAAAGAATTATGGACAATCAAATAATAAATACTATAGGTGTCACAGAACCTGTTACGTTAGTAGAAGTTAAAAACTATCTACGTATAACTAACACTAGAGATGATGACTATATTAACAGCATTATTCCAAACGCTAGAATACGTGCGGAAAGATATCTTAACAGTGATATCGTATCTAAACAGAGACGTGAGTACTTTGCTAATATAAGCGAAGCTATAAACTTACGCTATAGCCCCATCGCTTCAGTTGATACTGTATTGATTGATGGTGAGACTATGACTGTTGATACCGACTATACTGTAGAGGGGCTAGATAATCCCCTCTTTAAATTGGAGCAAGGCTCTGCCGACAAAGTGACTATTACATACACTACGTCTGGTATTGACGCTTCATTAATTAAGCCAGGAGTACTTGCTTTAGTAGCTGAACTTTACCACTCAAGAACAGAGAAGGTATCAACTAACTGGAGAAGCTTCCTTTCACCATTTAAAGTGTTTGGATTCCATGGCTTTCGATAGTAAGAACATAGGTACTAGAGAGGACTATTTTATAGCTCGCTCTAACAGAGCTCAAGGAGATCAAGCCTATGACGATGATGGACTTCCCATCTACACAGCTCAAGACAATATAGAGTTTTGGGGTTGCGTAGAGGACTTGCCAAGTGTAAGGACTGACTATATGGGTAGATACAGATCGGTACAAGTAAAAAGAATAATATGTGACGCAAGAGACGTTGAATTGCTTACTGAAGACCACACCGTTGAAATGGAGGGTGAGGGTGTTAAGTATCAAATTGTAGATATGCTACAACCTGCATTCAAGTTTACTGCTGAATTAATACTAGAAAGAATTATATAATGTTAGGAACTGCACAACTAAAAACCGCAATCGTAAGAAGATTAAGAGCTCAGTTTAGAACTGCTGCTGTACCTTACATACCCTCTACATGGAATACTATTATACAAAGTAAACCTGTAGACAATACACCTTATCCTTATATATGCGTCGAGATAGACGCTAACGATATACAGGAGGTTGCTGTAACCGCTCAAGGTAGCTCATACGATTACTACGTAGGCATCAAAGCTGTTACTCGCTCAGAGATTAATGCTGACACTAGAGAGACTAGAGACGCTATGGTATCTGAGATACAAAGAATATTAGACGTTGACTTCGATGAGTATATTAACTTAGAGAGCAACGGGTTTAATGTATATATACAAACTGTAGAAAGTGTAGACATCAGTGAACTCAATGAGATGGGAACTGACTTCTATATTGGGGACGTAATTCTAAAGGTCAGAATGGAAGCTGTAGGATCAAGAACAGCTCCAGAGGCTCAAGTATTATTATCTTACTCAAATTTCTCAGTTACACCTCATAACCACTCTTACGAGTTGCATGATGCTGGTAATATAACATTACCTACAACATATCCAGCAAGTAATGGATGGGTATTCCAAAGCGTAGATTATAGCTTGGGATCTGATTCTGATGGTAGTATAAATAATAATGTGGTAACTGTATCTAGTGGTGATGACTTCATCTCAATGGTAAGTATTATTACATTTGAATCTGCTTTAGATAGCTCTGTAACTACTACTGTATTTGACAGAACTGAAGTTAGAGGTATTAAGTCACCTAGAATAGGTGTATTCACAGACGCTTCATTAAGTGCAGCTCAGGTAACTGACTTGTCTTTATGGGCACAATCTGCATTTCCTAGAGTAGAGCCAGACAGGACTTCTTTAGACATAGATGCTAACTCTGGAGATTACATTTACATACTAGTGGATGAAGTATATACTCTGACAGGCATAAAGAATGATTTAGGACTAGATGATATAGAGGAATATATTTCTTCTACTCAAGATGGATATAGAGTCTATAGGTTAGACACTGCTGTTGTATTTGATTCTTCAAGATTTGAATACATATTAATAGCTGGTGCTACTTCCTCTTCTGCATCTTCTGGCGGAGAGCTATCTGTAGACGTAAAGACTATGGATGCTAGTGACGCTTCTTTGATTACTGATGCTATAAACATCATACCTGCTGGAACTACAGGACTCATAATGAGCTTACCTGCTAATCCAACTACTGGTGCTATAGTTCATGTATCTAACTTATCTGGAAATATTGATAATGAGATAGCTCTTAACGGAAATATCTTACAAGGTCAGTATTCGGACAACCTAGTGCTAGATGACGCTACAAGCTCATTTAGTCTCATATTTGTAAACATAACCCTCGGCTGGAATATAATCGGTCAAAACTAAAAACAATTTATTATGCCAAACTTAAAAACAATTTTCCCAGGACTAGATCCTAATGATTTCGGTGCTGGAGCATCACAAGTAGCTACATGGGCTAAAGGTGATGACACAACGCTAATCCCATCTTCAAAGCTTCCTGCTATTGAAATTGGAAACACTTTCACATTTGACTCTAATGAGGATGCTAAGGCTGATGCTTTAACTGCATTCTACGCTGTTGCAACTAACAAGTACGACAAAGGAGACATGGCTATCGTTACTGTTGACGCTGATGGAACTCCATCTGTTGTTACTTTAATCTATGTTGGAGCTAACCAATCTTCTGCTGGAGCTTCTGCTTCTGGTGACTGGAGAGAAGTTGGATCTGTAAACGTTGTAGGTGGTGTAGGTATCTCTATGAGCGGTGGAACTATCAACAATGATCTTTCTATCGAATTAGATGAGACTGCTGTTCCTTCTACTTCTGGTAACTTAGGTTCTATTAACTTTTCTGATAGCTTCACTGTTGCTGCTGACGGAACTAACAACGACCAAATAAATGTAGGTGTTGCTGCTGCCGCTCCTATTGCTTATGATGTTACTGCTACTTCTGCTGCTGATACTAACCAGACTCTAGTTGCTAACGCTGTCCGTGTTATTCCTGGAGCTACACAAACTATTACTTATACTTTGCCTGCTTCTCCAGCTGTTGGAGACTGGGTAAAACTAGTTAACTTGTCAGGTCGTACTGACACTATTATTGCTCGTAATGCACAACCAATTCAAGGTGCTACAAGTGACTTAGTATTGAATGACGCTACTGCTAACTTCGAACTAATTTACATTGACGGTACTACTGGATGGGCACTAATGGGTGTAAACTAATCCAAATTAATATATGCTCCCTCTTCGGAGGGGGCTACTATTATAACTAAAAAAATAATACATCATGCCAAATATAATAGACATTTTTCCACCTACCGTTATTGACGATTCAGTAGGTCACGACAAGCTATCATCAAGATACACTGAGGCTGCTAGTATCACTACTCTGAACGGAGTTGTGGATTTTAATTGCTCTAACGCATCTGTATTTAATCTAAGCGGAGATATTACTGCTGACTACACTATCAACCTAACAAACTACAAGAAAGGTCAAATTATCACTATTTACCCTATCAAGGGTGTGTATACCGTAACTCTTACGGCAGCAGGAACAAATTCCAATACATTTAACAAATTAGCTGAACTGAATTATGACGGTACAGCATCAAATATTATACAGATAGAATGTGTAGATGATTCGTCTACAGACACAGTATTTTTCTACTCGACTGCTACATTTGCAGCAAGTAGTACAATATAAAAAAAACAGAAAGTTATGTTAAACAGAAGATTTTTATCAATGACCAAGAAGGAGGCTGGACTTAATCCTGCTGACCACTTTGCTCCTGTTACTTATACTGGTAACTCCACTGGGCAAGATATTATTACAGGTTTTCCTGCGGACTATATATGGCTAAAGGAAAGAACTGAATATAATGCTTTTATATCAGTAAACAGTAGTGACAACGGTTTAAATGCTAGTGGCGTTACCCCATTAACTAGAATTACTGAACCCCATTATTTTCCCTCTAGTAGTGGAGGTGTTGATGATTTTTTATCTAACGGCTTTAGTTTATTAGGTAGTTACGATACTAACTCAAACGGTAAGAATTGTATGTCTTATAGTTGGAAGTGTGGAGGTGAAGTGTCAGTATCTTCTTCTAGTAGCATAACAAGCGGGTCTATGGCAGCTAACAGTGTTTCAATAGATGGTGTTTTGCAAAGTTCATACACTCCTAGTGGAAGTCCAAGCGCATATCCTAATAAATTAAGTGTAAACACTATAGCTGGTCAAAGTATGATAACCTATTCTAATGTAGATCACCCTAATACTACTACAATACCTCACGGACTAACACAAGCTCCAGAGATGATGTGGTGGGCTGCAAAAGCATATCAAGATGCTAAGTGGGTGTGGCATAAAGAACTTAATTCTGCAAGTCATTTCCTTAAGTACAATTATAATGACGCACAAATCAATAACGCTAATGTTATGGGAGGGGTTGCTCCTACAGCTAATTTAATTTCTATAGGCACTGACGCTGGCTCTGGGGCTTCTGGCACTAGTTATGTTTTGATGGCTGTACACTCTGTTGCTGGTTACTCTAAAGTGTCTAAGTATTTAGGTACTGGGGGTACTGGGAACTCAATAACTGGGCTTGGATTTTCCCCAAGATTTGTTATGATTAAAGCAATAAACAGAACGGGTGAATTTATTATTAATGATAGTGCAAGAGGTGAAGGGTTTAATTTTTCTATAGAAAGTAGAGCAGAAAATAACAGGCTTTATGCTAACTCCATTACACTTGATTCAGATGGTTTTACTATAAATACAACAGACAGGGATGTTAATAGTAATGGTAAAGACTATATGTATTACGCAATAGCTTAATAATAACAAAATAAATTAAACAAGCCCCTCTTCGGAGGGGTTTTATTAACAAATTAAAATAAAACAAATGGCTTTTAACGATATACTATCTGGATTTAGAGTCCAGTCAACAGACCCTATTGACTCAAGGCTAGTTTGTGCTGATTTAGCTGCAAGGGATGCGATCCCTGCTTCAGCTAGATATGAAGGCTTACAAACTTATGTCGTATCTGAGCAAAAGATATTCATGCTACAGGGTGGCATTACTAATGACGATTACATTAATATAGCTGACGCTATACAAGGTGAATTTCTTACTGAGCATGAAACTGCTGATGAGATAATGACTAAGCTAGATGGTAGAGTCATTACTGAGCATGAGACTGCTGATGAGATTGATACTAAGGTTGGAGACAGATACTTAGCGCACGATACAGACTATAAGGCTGGTCAGACTGGGTACTCTCATACAGGAGCATTTGCTGGTAAACCTACAAGTAATAACTTTGTTTGGCAAAGTGGTGCTGGTATAAATTATACTACTACAGACGTAACTAACGGAACATGGAAGGTTCTTTCGCTTGATCCTTTGGTTCATGCTGCAGTAGATAATCCTTACTGGTCAACACCCACGCCTACTGGTAACACTGGTATAGGTTTATTTCAAGGTGCTAACCTACCTAATAATGTAACATCTTTAGTTGATTACGACTATGTGTTTAATGATAACTATGACCCTAATGGAACTACTGGATTTGAAG